ATCACGATTGAGAACGAGAGTGCATTACCCAGTAACTTCCAGAGTGCTGAGTTTGAATCTTTCCTACACTCGCGCTCAAATAGGTATGGCTAAACTGAACTTACAGGCTGGTCGGTGTTCTATTGTAGAAGCGACCAAGGAACACATAGAACAGATATATCCGTTCATGCGTAAAGCTGACCAGATAGAGGTTGCCTGTATGGGACATACTCCCAAGGAAGCCCTAGAGAATGGCTTCGCTAATGATGACGTTACCCTTACCGCTCTAGACCCAGATGGTGTGCCGATGGCGATGTTCGGTATCGGACAGGTAAACAACCTAGCGTACATCTGGTGGTTAGGCACAGACATTGTAGATGACCACAAATATGACTTTATTAAATCGTCCCGTAAGTGGACACAGATACTAACCAAGCCTTATGGCGCAACCTTTAACTTTGTACACGAGGAGAATAAATTGGCTATCAAATGGCTTAAATTCTGCGGTGCTAGATTCATCCGCAAACTCGACTTCAACAACCAACCCTTCTTTGAATTTATAATTACTTCTAAATAATATGTGTCCTCCAGCAGTAATCGCCGCAGTCGCCCTTGGTACAGCCCAAGCAGGTATGTCCTACATGGGGCAGAAACAGCAAGCTAAAGCCCAAGAGAAAGCCCAGCGTAACGCCACGATTGCCGAGCAACAACGTCACCTATCCGAAATGTCAGCTTCCCGTCTCAGGGAAAGACAAGAGAAGATAGCGGCGGCACAGCGTATTCAACAGTCCACCACAGCCGCCCGTGAAGCCCGCGCAACGGCTCGTGTGAGTGCTGGTGAGTCAGGAGTAGCAGGCCTAAGCGTAAATGCTCTTATTAATGATATGACACGTAAAGAAGCAGAGTTTAGCTTCTCTGTTCAACAGCAGATGCAGTTCGCTAATATGAATCGTCAGCTTGGATTTGAAGATGGCGCTAACCGCTCTCGTATGAACCTATTGAGCATTAACAAACCAATCAACCAACCTAACCTCCTTGGGTCTCTTATTGAAGGAGCTTCTACAGGGCTCAGTGCTTATAGTGCAATGAATTCAGCAGGTATTGGTCAAGGCGCGTCTAAAGCCGCCTCAACGTCTGCTGTACCCGCCTATAATCCTAACTCTGCTTTCAATGTTAGTGCCGCGCCAACCTACACTCCTTTTAAAGCTCCGACAACATTTTAAATAAAACATGGCTAAAAGACAGATTACAATCAACGACGGCTCCAAAGAACGGAAGCAGGTAGGATTCGACCTCAACCCTGTAAACCTACAGCCTACAATACGTAGCGGAGGTAACTACCGTGTAGCGGTACAAGACACCCCCAAGACAAACTCTCTGCTTCAGTTAGCTGAGAATTTAAAGGGAGGCGTAGCGTTATACGGAGCGGCGGTAGAAGTTTCTCAAAAGCAAGCCGAGCAAGACGTCAATACAATGACGGACGAGGAATATGACAAGTTCCTTACAGAGGGCTTAGACAAAGAGAGCCTTAATATCTTTGGTTACACCAAGGCTTACAACCGTGCGTTAGCTCAGAAGTATCACGCAGAAGAGATACCAAAAAAGCTACAGGACATCTCAACTGAAATGTTCAGTAACTATTATGACTACAAAGACGCAGATACTTTTGAAGCCGCATTGAACGAAAAGATGCAAGGGGTCTATGACGAAGCGGATGAGCTCCTAAACGATAATGTCTTTGGTAATGAAGCCAACCGTGTACTTAAGAACGCCACAAAGAATGACTTTATAGTAAAAGAAAGAGCTAAGTTTCTCCAAGAGCTTCCTAAGCGTAACGCCGAGCTAGCCACACAACAAATCAACCGTAGTATAGAGGATATTGATGACTCTATTCTAGCGCAGGGTATGTTTGGAGAACTGGTTAGAACAGCATTTGACAATAACAAGGATAGCTTTATGACCCTTCAAGCGGCTAACGAGGCTATTTACACTGCAATCTACAGACGAATACAAACCCTAGCGTCAAGCAACTCAACGGCTGACAACAAACTAGCTGAAGAGATGTTAGACCAAATAGGTGATGGCAAGAGTATAGCAGGCATAGACCGCACAGTCGGCGGGATGGACATCTTTGCTACAGGTAAGAGACAGTTAGCTCTTACACAGCTTGAAGCTGGCCTAGAAGACAAAATGGACACCGCCTACACGGATGCCGTTAAAGCTATTCAACCGCACGTGGCTAAGGCAGAAGCCCAAGTAATTAGCCAGTTGGCTAAGGGTGCATCTGAGAAGGAAGTAAGAGCAACCGTAAATGACCTAATAACAGAGTTAGACTCTCCAGATGGACCAGCAAAATTTCCTAATGATACCGAGAGAGATTTACTAAAAATCGAACTTCGGAAGATGTTTGATAACCCCACGTATTTTAAGAACGAGCAAGCTAGAAACTACTGGCTACAGACCCAAACGATGTTTGATATCTCTTACGACATGGCTGTAGGGAATATTCCAGAGCCGTTTACGGAAACCACTGACCCTACTAGGGCAGGGGCTCCTAGAAAGCCCGTAGGCATAGGACAGAAGTTTGTAACCGACGCTAGGTTTAAACTAACTGACCTTTATACTGGGATAGCTATAGAGGTGCAATCCATCGAAGATAACAACGAAAAATATCTTACATTTAAAGCGCGAGAGAAAGAAATTATAGAAGAATTTAATAGCTGGAGCGCTGAGTATTTCGCCCAGCCTTCCGTAGCAAAAGAACAGGAAGCACTCGCCTCACAGCAGACGCTACTAGAAGAAGCTAAAGCTTTAAACCCCAAAGCCGCCGCTGAATATGCAAACAATCCTCAAGCTCTAAAAGCAATTATACAGGACGGGCAACCCACAATAGATAGACGTAACGTAATAAATAGCGACAAGGATGTCCGAGGCTTTTGGTTTGGCACTCGTTTCGATAACTTTGTTAAAGTAGTCAATACACAACTACTTGCTGGAGATGACCTTAAAAGAAACTTTAACGATATTCACGACGATTTTGAAGGCAGGGAATTAAACACTGGAACTAATATATCATATAAAAGTGGTCTAGACAGAGTAATTGTAGCACAAGAATTAGCCTCAGAGTATCAAGTTGCTGGTATATCAAGCGCCACACTTCTTTCTGGTTCAGTCCCCGCTAGAAACCCTGAATCAGCAGGCATAACTGAGTATGGCGTCCCAACGGGAAATCCAATGTCTTATATCGAATTTTTTGCTAAAAGCGAGATGACCTTTGCAGATTTTCCTATCGTTCCTAGCGGCGATATACAAAAAACTATAAACGCTGTTGAAGGTTACTTTGCTCCTAGGGGTCAAGCTCAACTTGACAACATCTACAGTGGCCCCTTTAAAGCCATAGCGGACAAATATGGTATACCTTTAGACCAGCTAATGCAGATGCAACGCTCCTACTTACTAGAACACAATTACATTGAATCAAAATAAATTATGGCATTTGAAAAACTACTAAAGCCCACCATGCGTGGCGTACAGCCTATCCCTGAGCAAGCAGAAGAAAAGCCTAACTTCTTTGTTGATACCCTAATGGGTGTACCTCGTGGTATAGAAGGAGCAGTTCAAAGCATATATGACCTAGCGGACTTCGCTACAGGTGACATCCTGCCTGATTACGATACCCGCTTCCTAGGACGTTCTAAGCGTTTCGGCGGTACAATGACCGAGGGCATTACACAGTTCCTCACTGGTTTCATTCCTGTTGCAGGACAGTTAAGCAAGGTAGGCAAACTTAGTAAGCTCAACAAAGCAGGCAAACGTGTTCTAAACCTCAAGGGTGCGGCAACAGCAGGAGCAGTAGCAGACTTTACAATGTTCCAAGCACAGGAGGAAAGACTAAGTAATCTTATCGAAGCCTTCCCTTCGCTGAGTAACCCTATAACTGAATATCTAGAGGCTGATGAAGACGACGGAGAGCTAGAAGGACGCCTCAAGAATACCATAGAAGGCTTAGCCATTGGTGGAGTCGTAGACAGCCTTATAGGAGGCGTTAAAGCCATCAAACGCTCTCGTAAAGGGGATGACCCTGAGAGCATCATGGGAGACTTTTATGACTCTTACAATCAACAGAGGAATGACGTTCTATTAGAGGAAGACTTTGCAGAAACGCTTTCCTTTCGCGAGACAATTAATAAAGCCTTTGAAGCTAAGTTTGGAGGCACAATTGTAGACGAAGGTACGCCTGTGAACGCTTACGACGCCTTACAGACCTTCGATGAAGTATACACAGGAGAGCTTAAGCCTATTATAACAGCACTGCTGGACAGGGGAGCAAACTCTCTAAGAAAGACAGAGGTGATGTTCGATGCCCCAACGCTTAAAGGCAAGGGGGCAGGCTCTACCTATGGAGATAATCTTATAAAAATGAGGCAAGGAGGAGCAAGAACCTTTGTTCACGAAATGCTCCACGCTGTTACTGTTGAACAACTCGACTCCTCGTTTACAGAGATTGCTAAAAAACTAAACCTAGAAAACCCTGATAACATGATGGCGGGTAGGTTAGTTGCAGGAAACAAAGAAGCCTTAGAACTAATTGCTAAAAACGCCGAGTCTGACCCAGTAGCAGGACTGGCGAACGCCTACCTAAAGGTTATCAAAGCACTTGGAAGAGAAGATAGCGTATTTGGACGCACTACCGAGCAAATCAAAAAGGGTAAGCAAGGAGATAGAGATACTCCCTACGGTCTTACCAACATAGAAGAATTTATATCAGAAGCTTTTACTAACCCAGAGTTCCGTAAAATCCTAGCTGAGCTACCTAGTGAAACCCAGAACCGCTCTATGTTTGAGGATTTCTTGGATTCTCTTCTCAAAATACTAGGACTTGATAAATCACAGGGCAGTGTTCTGCGTGATGTATTCAAGTACACTGACGACATCGTTCAGAAACAGAACGCAGAGTATGCCGACGCGCTAGACTACATAGAGTCTTTTTCTGAGTTATCAGGTAGAATTAAAAGAAATGCAGACGAAAAGCCTACAGGCAAGCCTGACTCTTATTACGACGACCTGTATGAAAGTGGAGAGTTTGGACAAGACAGAACGCTAGATAACCGAGGGGAAGACTTCCAAGTTCCTAAAGGTGAACGTAATCCTGTTCCAGAGATTCAGAAGGATGACATGGTTCCTGTACGTGAAGGCACTTTAGAACCCTTTGAGATTGACTTTGGTAGACCTTTTAGAGGCAAAGACATCTCAGAAGTCCCTGACAGTTACCTACGCAAAGCACTAGAGTTCGACAGCATCCCTGACAAAACTAAGACACGTATTAGCGAAGAACTCGACGCTCGTGACGCTGGAGAAGCATCGCGCCCAAATGATGGCTTTGTTAAGAGTGAATCTGATGAACCAGACGCAAATAGCCGTGTATCCTACCAGAAAGGGGTACAAGCCGTAAGAGAAGCGGAGAAAAGAGGAGAAGGCGTAAGCGTCTTACGCAAGAAGGGTGACCAGCATTATGGTAATCCATTCAGCCACCTTGATAACGCTAAAGATACTATATTAACAAAAGACCTAGAAGAGACTGTAGCAAACTATGAGAAGTGGTTAAAAGGCACAGACTTTAAAGATGTTCGCCCTGAGCTAAGAGCTTGGGTTATCAAGCAGATTGATGAAGGTAAACTAGATGGAAAAGCGTTGCTTTACTATTCAAAACAACAGCCTAATCATGCTGAGGTGCTCGATGAGTTTATCAAAAGTAAGCGAGGAACAACTCTTCGGAACAACAAAACAAAAGCGGCACTCCTTATGGTTGAACGTGGACGTGCAGAGATTGATAGCCCTCTTACAAAAGGAGAAATCTTAGAGCCTAACGTAGCGACAGCGCGTGAGCGGTATCAGCGTTACGTAGCGGCACAAGGAGGAACAGGCGGCAAAGCAAGCCCAGCTTCAATGTCTTTCAAGGAATACATGGAAAACTATGGGATTACCCACACCACTGTGCATAATAAAAGAGGCAAAGTGATTGGTTCAAAGGAGACCGATGAGTTTACCTCTGCTAAGTTCCGTAAAGAAGCTAGGGAGTTTATCGGTAGTTCAGGCACGCGGATGGAGAGAGAAAACCCTCTTGGTAAAGGAGAGATTGTAAATCACTCTGGCGGTGCAAAAGGTTCTGACTCAGTTTGGGGCGAACTTGGCGAAGAGTTTGGTGTAAAATCTAATCATTACTATGTTGAAGGTAACAAAACTCCAAAAGGCAATGTTGCTATTTCTAAACAGGAAGCCCTAAAAGCAGACAAAGCTCTAAAGAAAGCTAACGAAAGTCTTGGTAGAACCTTCCCAACATCGAATGATTACGTAAACAACCTTCTACGAAGGAACTTTAATCAAGTAGACAACGCTGACGCCGTGTATGCTATTACCGAAATCAAAGGTAATAAACCTCAAGGTGGCACTGGATGGGCTGTTCAGATGGCTGTTGATATGGGCAAACCTGTGTTTGTCTATAGTCAAGAAAAAGGTCAGTGGATGTCTTTTACCAACGGTAAATGGGCGGCTACTGATACTCCAGTGTTAACAAATAACTTTGCTGGCATAGGAACAAGAGAAATCACTGAAAAAGGCAAGCAAGCTATTCGTGATGTTTATGAAAAGAGCTTTAAACAATCGGACGAGGGTGGCTTCGGTCAGGACTCAATAGACGACTTCGTTCAAGACCGTATAAACCAAACATCCAGAGAAATCGGCGATGTAAACACCACAGGAGGGAAACAAGCCATCCTGAACATGGCTAAGAACATCCGTACCTCTAAGCACGCTTTGGCTCTTATCAGTGGTATTGCACGAAACCTTAATGAAACAGGCGCTAAACAAAAGGTAACCAAAGAAGAACTCGCGGCTGAAACTGAGAAGACAGCAGACATCCTAGGAGGTGATAAGAATACTTGGTTAACCGCTGTTAGAGGACTCAACGATAGTATCCCTGACCTTCAACAGTTCCGTGATGCCCAGCGTGCCGCTAAGACACTCATGGACTTGATGAGCCGTAACATCGTGGAAACAGCTAGGAAAGCTGTCGAAGCCCGTACAAGCGACGCTTTGAACCTACAAAGGTTAGAAACCGAGTTTATTTCAAAGCTTGACCAGCTAACAGAAGTGCAACGCATTTACTCACTTATGGGTAGAGAAGCGGGCATTACTCTCTTACAGCGTAACTTCCTCGGTAACGCCAAAGGTAAATACCGTCTAAACGATAACGTCGGCTTTGACTTTGTTGCTGGTGACCCAGAAAGCTACGCTAGATACACCACTCAATCTGTTGGCGGTTCAAACGTAAAAGAGGCTATTGACAAGTTTGTTAGGTATGGCTCAGACGAGCAAGTCCAAAAAGGAGTTGAAGAAGCCGCAGGAGATGTACTTACCAGAGGTGTTGTAAAAGGCGCTAAGGGTATGTTCGGAAGTAAACTCATGCGGATGACTACAGAGTATTGGATTAACTCCCTACTTTCAGGGCCTACAACTCAGTTTGTTAACATGATTGGTAGTGGACTTACTACAGCTATACGCATGAGTGAGCTCGCTATGGGCTCAGTAATGGCAGGCGATAGCGCAACTAGACGTGCTATCTTTCAATATGCGTTCAACATGGAAAGCATTGCGGAAGCCTTTAAGTTTGCAGGCAAGGCGTGGCGTATAAATGACTCCGTGCTCGTCCAAGGCTCACGCCAGTTTGACGACCAACTAAGACGTAACGAAATGATTACAGGCGAGAACGTCATGGAAGTGATGGGTAAAGGCAGAAAGGCACTAGGAGGTGCTCAAGATGCTGTCTCAGGTGCTATTGATTTCATCGGTAAGGGAGTACGTCTTCCTAGCCGTGGTCTTATGTCGGTGGATGAGTTCTTCAAACAGCTTAACTACCGCACGTATGTTAGAACAAACATAGCAATGGAAGCGCTCAATAAGAACGCAAACCTAACTGGTAAAGAACTAGCTAAAATAGTTAGTGAAGACTTTGACAAGTATATCACTGACGGAGGTAGGGCTTACAACGAAGGTAACCTCTACTTAGACGCTATAGAAAAAGTCAAAGGCGATGGCATTGAGTATGGCTCAGACCAAGCCACAATGATTCAGCAAGAGCTTGCTAGAAATCCATTTGACCCCTCACGCAGTGCTTTAGCAAACGCGGCAAAGAACTATGCAGAGGTCAACACGTTTACTAACGAACTTGATAACGACACTGTAGTTGGCAAGGTAGGAAATATGCTTGGTAATGCTAAGCAAGAACTAGGTGGACTAAACTTCATTATTCCATTCGTTCGTACTCCTACTAACATCCTACAGTTCTCTCTAGACCGCACTCCATTAGGACTAGCACAGCGAGGCAAAGAGCTTCTATTCCGCAAGGAGGAGCTTACGAAAGCCGTGGCAAGTAAAGACCCAATGGAACAAGCCTTAGCAAAAGGCAAGATAGCTACAGGTGTAGCCTTTAGTTCCGCTATGCTTTGGTATGCTATGTCCAACAAAGAGTTCATCACAGGACATGGCCCTCAGAACAAGGACGAGAAAGACGCTCTAAAAGCTTCTGGATGGCAACCTTACTCATTCCGTATTCCAAACGGCAAGGGTGGTCATAACTACTTCAGCTACCAGCGTCTTGACCCTGTTGCTACAATCATCGGTCTCTTTGCTGATATGGCAGAGTTTGAGGATTATCACGACATCGAAGGCCCCGTGCTTAAAGACCTGTTTGCTATGACTGCTCTATCCTTTACGCAGAACGTTACAAACAAATCTTATGTTAAAGGCTTAGACACACTACTAAATGCCTTCAAAGACCCTGTGAATAACGCACAAGGTGTTGCTGGTAATATCGTAGGTGGCTTCATGCCTTCCTTCGTTATGCAAATGCAAAACGCTGGTGGAGACAGAACTTTAAGAGAAACACGCACAGTATTTGATTACTTCTTCGCTCGCGGCACTGGTTCAGGGTCGTTACCTGCAAGACGTAACTTCCTTGGTGAGGCTACTATTGTTAAGAACCCTAAGTTGTTTGGTGCTATTAACCCTGTTTACTTCTCACCTGAGAGTAAAGACCCAGTAGACCAAGAGCTAAAAAGCTTGTTACACGGGTTCAGTAAGCCCAACAGCAAACTCATGGGGGCTATTCAGCTTAAGGACATCTACAACGAAGATGGTCGCCAAGCTTACGACGTGTGGCTTGAGAAGACCAGCACCACCAAGATAGGCGGTAAAACACTCCGTCAATATCTACACAAAATGGTTAAGAGCAAGGAATACCAAGCTCTACCTGCACAAAGTCAAAGTGATATTGGTGAGAAGTCTCCTCGTATTAAGGCAATCAATAGCTGGCTCAGAGCTTTCAGAGCGCAAGCCAAGCAAGAAATGATTGAAGAGTTCCCTGAACTACAAACCTCTCTCAATGAATTACTACAACAAAAGCAACAATACCGCTTAATCCAATAACCCCCTAATTTATGGCTAACTCATATGTTGAATACTCTAGCGGACTCACCGCTACCACATACTCCATCCCGTTTAACTACATCGCAATTGCTGACGTAGAGGTGAAGGGATACAACGGGTCTACTTGGACTGACCTCACCGTCGCCTCAAGAGACAACGCGGCGAAGACCGTCACACTCAGTGTGGCTCCGAGCTCCTTCACAAAGATACGCGTGTGGCGTAACACAGGAACTACACAGCTAGTGGACTTCCAGAACGGCTCAAGGTTGTCTGAGACTGACCTCGACACAGCGTATCAGCAAGGACTGTTTGTTGCTCAGGAAGTTTCTGAGAACGCTTCTACAGAGGTTGAAGGTATTGGCCCACAAGGCCCTCAGGGTATCCAAGGTGTTGCTGGTAGTGATGGAGCGGATGGAACGAGCGCGCCAGAAGCGGTGGCTTTTCAAATGCACCCTTCTCAAAACCAGTCTCTTCCCGATGCTACTGAAACAACTTTTGAATTTGGTACAGCTTCTATTGATACAAATAGCATAGTAGACTTAACAAATAATAAAGTTGTTATTACAGCAGAAACAGCAGGTCTTTATTGGTTAAGTTTCACCGCTAGAATAAAAAACTCAGCTCCCCCTAGACAAATTGTTTACATCAAAGTCAACGGCTCTGTAGTATTTACTCAAGAAGAAAACTCTGCAGCGGCTGCTGGCACAGGGGGAAGTCAGTCCGTTACGGCTTCTGGGCTACGTTCTTTATCAAGTGGCGACGAACTAACATACTGTGTGTATCATAATCATGGAAGCGCACTGGATATTGAACAAAGTGTACACTCTTCAAGAGCAGAAGGCTATAGAATAAAACTTTAATAACATGAACTCCGACCATATTCCATCAGCCGTAGGCATCACAGGACTCCTAGGCACAATCACCCTAGGAGATTTAAACCTAGCAGTAGGTATAGCTGTGGGTCTTACGACTCTTGTTTATCTAGTAATTAAAATCTGTAAGGAGCTATTTGATGCCGATGACTGAATGGATTTCTACCCTGTGGCCTGTAGCCGTAGGCTTTGTAACCCTCGTCATCGTGCTAGCCCGTATGCACTACACCCTCGAAAGTCTAAGCGATAAAGTAAAGATACTATTTGATTTTCATAACAAGAGAAACGAAAAATGAGTGAAAAAACAGAAAAACTTAATGTCCTTCAAGATATGCTTATTAATGAGTTTATTGAGCGTATCCAAGCAGGTGCGGCAACTCCAAGCGACCTCAATGCCGCCCGTCAGTTCCTCAAAGATAACGGAGTACACGCACAGGTCACCAACGAAAACCCTCTGGGTAACCTAGTAGATATGTTGCCATTCCGAGACGACTCCGAACACGTAGTGTTAGCCGCCAATGAGAAACTATAAAAAAGAATACAAAGACTACCACGGGTCAGCCAAGCAAAGAGCCCGTCGTTCCTCAAGAAACAAGGCTAGACGCCTAGCTGTGAAGACACACGGTAAAGCCGCTGTGAAGGGGAAAGACGTTGACCACCGCGACCGTAATCCCCACAATAACAGTCGCAGTAACTTGCGGATACAAAGCAAGTCAAAGAACCGCGCCCGTAATAAATAATGGAAGAACTCAAAGACTTCAGGAACTTCTTGTTCCTCGTCTGGAAGCACCTAAACCTGCCAGAGCCGACCCCTATTCAATATAACATAGCTGACTTCATGCAAGGTGATGAGAAGCGTGTTATCATTGAAGCGTTTCGTGGTGTCGGTAAGTCTTGGATATGTTCTGCCTATGTGGTTCATCAGTTATTCCTGAACCCCTCTTTGAATTTCTTAGTTGTCTCTGCGTCCAAGACGCGTTCTGACGACTTCTCTACGTTTACTCTGCGTCTCATACACGAGATACCCTTTCTGGCTCACCTGAAGCCCACAGATAAACAGCGGTTCAGTAAGATTAGCTTCGACGTCGGCCCTGCTCCTGCGTCTCACGCACCTAGTGTTAAATCGCTGGGTATAACCTCACAGCTTACAGGTTCCCGTGCGGACATCATCGTTGCAGATGACATTGAGGTAGCCAACAACAGTGCTACCCAGACCATGCGGGAGAAGCTTAGCGAACAAGTCAAAGAGTTCGACGCTATCCTTAAGCCAGAGGATGAATCTAAGATTATATTCCTAGGAACACCTCAGACTGAGGACAGTATATACAACAAGCTACAAGAACGGGGTTATATGGCTCGTATATGGCCTGCTAAGTATGTGACCCCTGAGAAGAACGCCAAGAGCTATAACGAGGCTGTGAAGGGCATCTGTGTGGACGCTGAGAAGGAAGGCAAGGCTACCGAACCTACACGGTTCTCCGATATTGACCTGTTGGAACGAGAGATGTCCTATGGTCGCTCAGGGTTTGCCATGCAGTTCATGCTGGATACACGCCTCAGTGATACCGATAGACACCCATTGAAGCTCAACGAGCTAATTGTAATGGATATTGATAACGAGGTAGCCCCAGAGAAGCTCGTATGGGCTCAGGCTCCTGACCTAGTGTGGGATGGCAGTGTTCCTAACGTAGGCTTCGGTGGAGACAGATACCACAGACCCTTCCAAACCATAGGTGACCATATACCCTTTACAGGCTCAGTGTTAGCCATTGACCCCAGTGGTCGCGGTAAGGACGAAACAGGCTACGCAGTGGTCAAAATGCTTAACGGTATGCTGTTCGTGCCTGATGCTGGGGGTTTACAAGGGGGATACAGCGATGAGACCCTTAAGACCCTCGCAATGATTGCTAAGAACCACTCTGTTAACTACGTCATAGTGGAATCTAACTTCGGTGACGGTATGTTCAACGAGATATTCAAGCCTGTACTAGGTAAGATACACCCTTGCTCTATTGAGGAGGTCAGACACAATATACAGAAAGAAAAGAGGATAATAGACACCCTAGAGCCCATAATGAACCAACACAGGCTCATTATTAGCCCAGATGTTATCCGTAAAGACTTTGAAACAGCGCAGGGCTACCCACCAGAGCTACAACTGCGCTACCAACTAATGTACCAGATGTCCCGTATTACTAAGGACAGAGGTGCTATAACACATGATGACCGCCTTGATGCTCTAAGTATCGGTGTGAACTACTGGGTAGAACAAATGGCTCAGGATATGGACACTAAAATTAAGGACAGAAAGTCAGAGCTCATCAACAAGGAACTACAAGACTTCACAGATGCCTATTACAGGCGTTCTAAGGGGTCAAATAGCTCGTTACAATGGATATGAATGATAACCCCCCACTAAGCCCCCTAGAGAGCGCCAGAGCAATCCTAGGAGAACACTTCAAGAACTATGTTATCATCGTTCAAGAGTATGAAACACCTACTTCCTATGAGGTAACCTTTAGTGACCCCTATGCCGCCCTAGGACTGATGGATTGTGCGAACAATTATCATAACCAATACCTAAATGCTAGCATGGATGATGAAGATGTAGCTTGGATTTGGGAAGATGATGACGAAGAAGAAGAAGATTAAGGACTAATATGGGGGGTCTCTAGGTATACTAAGAGTTAACTTAGAGTAATCTCAGTACTTATTTTTATTAGGTTATCTCTATGATTACTATATCATAACAAATAAAGGTATACTCAGAGTTAACTAAGGGTAAACCTTTTGTATCACCATGCGGTGAATTGTAATTGGGACTAGATACCTGTCAAGGATATAAATTATTGACCTGTTAGATTTCAATTGTATCGCCATTATAGGGCTCCCCGTCCCTCTATGTAGTTCTGTGTTGACAGACATCCTACATCAGACAGAATAGACTTTATAACATCTGTGTTATTGTTATGTGTATATGTGAGGGCACTCCTTGTGGTTAGGGGGTGTCCTCCTTTGTTTTGGTGCAAAAATCTGAAGGGGTATACTTTATAAGATGTTTTGAAAATTCCCCCGTTGGGTCTTTGCGCTGCATAAATGCCAGCAAATTGTCACTGGCAGCGCTGTGTGCCCCTACAAACGCCTACCAGCAGCGGAGTAGATATCCATTGCCACCTGCTGCCGCCAAGCTCACCTAGCGCAGCACAGACGAATACCGCCGCGCTTGCTTTGCTGCCCACGCTTTTCTGTGTGTTAGGGTTTTTTGTCGCAGTGTTTACTATCACGCCCA